GTCATGTCGGAGTTGTGCTCATTGCGGCCCAATCCGCCAGAAGGCGGTTTGCAATGAGCAGGACGTCCTGGCGACATCCATAGGCGTAGGTCGCCACCCTGCAGGCTTTGGGCTCTCGGCGATAGAGCCTGCAACGCCGACGCGGGTCCTTTGTATGGTCAGGGGACAGACCCGTACAGACCCCCAGGGATTCACCGGCCGTAAGAGTGGGGGTATTGCTTATGGCATGGCTAAATCGGTTTCGGGACGGTGCGATTTTGGTAGGGATTCCAGAGCCCCGCAGGGCTAGGTCGACACAATCGACCTCCGGCCAGATGCATACACGCCCATATGCTGACATCACACGGTTACCATCGACTTGTCGGGCAGATGGGGGCTTGAGCGCTTAGACGCTACCACGCCCATCAACTCCCGAGTCGTCTCCCAGTGTTAGGATCCCCTTCGGGGCTCTCACACACCCTGGTTGTGAACCCAGGTGAGTCAGGAGGAGGCGACTGAGGCTTCCGCACTCCTGCTCTAAAGGTGATGCACGTGTTCGCCCGGGGCCATCAAAAGGTAGATGCCCCCCCGGTCAGGGGGTTAGGCCGTCCTCTGGCATAAGCTGCCAACACGCGGGGCGCAACTCCCGCTGGAACGGCTTGGGACTAAATCGGCAAAGCCTCCCTAATGATGGACCCTGCCCATAATGGGTCACACGCGACCTGTGCGTCATTATCAGGTTTTTATAGACGCAGGCCCTAACATTGGTACAGTCCACATGTGAATACAACCGGGTTTCTGCAGCCCGCGGAATATTCAACAACCTACCACTCAGCACCTACCTACACCGATCAACTACCTCGCTACGAGTGGCCGCCGGTTGTATTGTTTGTGAGCAACCGCCGGGTTCCACACGGGCGCCTCTTAGGTGGATGTGATGGGCCCCACTGTTTCTACAGAGCAGCTGCCCTCATCAGGGGCCTTATGCTGTTGTTAGGTGTCACCATCACAACCCCCAGTGCTTGCGCGCAACGCCTTCCTATGCGTAGCAGGGTTTTGACCAGACCAATCCACAACTTCCCACTGATATCCCGTCTCTACCCTACGGAGAGGCAGCGGAGGAGTTTAGAATGCGACGTCAGTCCAGTCGACATGGTGCCTTCCGGGCTGTACGCCCGGCATGGTGGTGCCGCCAAGGCGGGGCAAAGCCCGCTCAATTGCCAGCTGTAAATCTGGCGACACGTCAAAGGCACTCTCAAAAGAGAGTCTACTGGATTCCGTCGGTTCCACCCAGACCGGTTCTCGCCGGAGCACTGACCCAACATCAACACCCATGGCCATGTAGTCGCGGTAATGTTGGGCCTTGGAGACTTTACCAGTCCTCGCCTGACAATCGAGGAACAACTGGTAGAAGTATTTCCCGAGGATGGGCACGCCCTGTGCGAGGGAGTACTCGCATAGGGCAATGCCCGCTAGGAAAGGAGCAACCTCAGCCGAGTGGTGCATATGGCTGTGACTGGACGTGGCGTGAGAGATTACCTTCCGCCAGTCTCTAACCAATTGCAAACCACCAGGCAAACGCACTGGTGCGGATTGCCCAAACCTAACCTCCTCCAAAGCCCGCACAGGTCGCTCAATCGTGATCTCATGCCCGCAGTGGTGTAATGCCAGTCCAGGAAACTTCCCCTGGAGAGCAGGTAGGTCTTCCGCCTCGACGAACAGGAGTGCATTGTCCCCATCGACCAAGCTGTCGAAGCGGCGGCAAATAAGCCGCATGACCGCCTCAACAAGCCCGATCATAATGATGGTGTTGCCCATGCCCGTGTTGACGTCACCTGACGCCCTGCCACCTGGCCTCTTAAATTTCCACCCTGAGGGAGTTCGACCACGGTTGACCAACTGTTTGCCCAGCAGCCTAGCAAGGGTGGGACAACCCTTGAAGGCCCTCAGATAAACTGAGTGCTCGGCTTGCAGCTGTTCAACAGCGACGTGTGCCTCAAATGCCTTACCGTCGACCTCCACGACCACTGGTGATGCAAACCCAGCCATCTTCTGGCTGATGAGGTTCGCACGCTGACGCTGGTTTAGGCCCTTAGCAGAGACACGGGACTTGCGCACACCCCGTTGCCCGACACCCTTCAGGTTCCCCCAAAGCCAGTGCTCGAAGTGTTTGAGGTAGCTAGCAAGCTCCAGGTTAAACCTGGGGCTCCTAGGGAAGATGAGCCGAGGCTTGGGCTCTTTCTCTACCACGCACAACTTCTCTGCCTTGACAAAGCAATCGAGCACCCAGTCTCGATCGCCCAGGGGTTCCTCCAGTAACGAGAGTCTGGCCTCCTCGTACCGCTGGCGCATGGGACCGGTGTAGGATGCGACCACCTGCTCATGTGACCATTTCTGGCCATCAAAGCGAGCGGCCGTCCTAGCAATCTTGCGCACTGCTGCCTTGAACAGCGCGTAGTCCGTTGCACCAGGGTGGTTGCCCAGGGCTCTCTTCAGAAGAGCGTCGAGCTCGTTGTGTGCACAAGCTCGATGTACCTGCGGGACCCAAGTTCCCGCGAGACCAGCCGGAATGGCGG